AAATTTTTTGGATGTAGTCAAATTTTTACTTATAATATCATTTAGTAGGTTTTTTACAAGGACTTTGATTCCGTTGGATTTTATATCTTCCTCTTGTTTAAGAAAAAGAGTTATTTCACAATTCATGTAACTACGTTTATTTTTTCTAATTCCACTAGTCCTTATATCTAAATCCACAATATGTTTATTCGATAAGAAATAGTCGGTAATAGGTACGTCAGTAATTGTGTATTTTATTTGTCTTTTGAGTTGCCCTACTATTCGTTCCCAGTTTTCTTCTTCCTCTAAAGGTGAGAACCAAGAAGCTATATTAACGTATATTGATTTTGGTTTTTTGTAATCCACACTCCCATAGTATGTCCTAAAATTAGGATTAAGATTAAGTTTAAATTGTTTTCCTGTTTTCATAAAAAATGCTATTATACATAATTATAATAGCATTTAATATTTTTGTCAAAATTAACTTTAGACTTCCTCTTCGTCCCCATAATCGTATTCGTGGGTAATGGTGGTGTGTGACGGTGAAGGGTCTTGTTTAGGTTCTTCTTTCTTACCTGCAAAATTTTCTGAAGCGGTAAATCCTAATCCTGCCATTACAATCCATTGTAAAGCTTCAAATAACGAATCTTTAACATCAAAATCCCAAAATAGATTAGCGGTATATCCGATAATCATAAATAATAGACATGTAAAAGTAACAAATCTTTTACTAGAAATCTTACCTTCACTACTTAACATATTTTGTATAAAATTCATATTATAGTGTTTTGTTTAATTGTTTTATTTTATAAAAAGAAACTTTACTTGTTTTACTCTCGATAATTTTTTTTCTTGTCTCTTCTAGTTTAGTTAGTAAATTTTTATCTTCGGTATTTTTAATTAAAGTATTTATTTTTCCAGTAACCTCCTCAACCAAAGAGCTCATTTTATTTTCTAAATTATTAATATCGGTATTGAATAATTCTTTAAATTTTTTCTTATCACTTTCAGTTAGATTAGAAAATTTTTCATTAAATTTTTTGGTGGATAAGTTTATTAATAATGAATTAGGGATTTTAGATTCAGTAACAAATTCTTTTTTTACTTCCATAATGGATTTTAAAATATTATTTTTAGCTTCTATTCTTTTTTCAATATCTAAAGCATTATTTGAGAATATTAAAATGTCCAAATTTTCGTATAAGGGATTCCTATTTTTTTTCTGAAATTTATTAAATTTACTAAGAGTAGTCTCTAATTTTTTTAGTCTAAGATGTTTCTTTTTTTCTTTTAAAAAATCTAAAGTTTCATTAAGATATTTTTCTGCTTTAACTGGGTCACTAATTTTTTTATTTTCTAACTGTGAATAGATAACAAAAAATTCTCTACTAGTTTTGTTACTTTTTAAAGCTGACATAGATTCGTGAAAAATTTTTTTAAACTGTCCTTTACTATTAAAGGATTCTACTAAGATGTTATCTAACTTGTTTTTTACTATACCGAACATATTAATTTATTTTTGCAATAAATATCTATTCACTTAATAAACTTTCTATTTTGTTGGCGACTTCGTTTAAATTATCTTTTCCTTTATCAACATTAAAATTATTGTTATCTAGTTTTTCTAAAATTAGAGGTAATTCTTTTTTTCTTTTTTCAGCTAGTGTATCTCCCGCTTCGGTGTCTGAACCACCTAAGTCTGTAGGTGGGGTCTCATCCATACCACCTTCTAAACCTGTATCAGCTGGAGATTCTTCTTCTCCACCTGCAGCGGCTTCTTCAGCACCACCTTCGTCAGGTTTCATTTCACCATAAAGTTTGTCTATATTGGAGAATATTCCAGTATTTTTAATAATTGTAGCAGTTTGATTTAATTCCTCACCTACCGCTTTTTCTATACGTTGTTGTTGTAAGTCTAATTTAATTTCTTCGTCTGAGAACCCAAGTATATGTTTTTTACCCCAAGTAGCGGATACAGCTTGTATACCAGAACCTGGGTCAGTAACAGCGTCTTTATATAAAGTAATTTTTTCTTTCCATTGTTCAATCTTTAATAATTCAGATTGGGTAGACGGGTTAGTAAGACCTAAAGTGAAATTACCTAACTCCTCCTCAAACCCTAACATATAAAGGTGTATTATCGCTATTTTGTTAAGTTCTTGTATTATAGATTTTTGAATCCTATTAATACTTCTAGCAAATCTAATGTCTTGAATTGCTAAATTTTTACCTTCCCCCACTACATCTTCAAAACCAAGAAAAGCTTTCGGTATTCGTAAAGCCGCTAATAGTTTTTTCTGTATATATTCAATATCCGCAATTTCTGCAAGGTTAGTGGCTCCAGGAAGAGTTTCTATAGGGTTAGGTGCAGCTAAATCTCTAACTGGTATAAAGAAATCTTGGTCTACAGCCATTTGATTGTAACGTAAATCTACATTTCCAGTATCTTTATCTACAATTGGGTCTCTTTTAAATTTATTAGCTACTCTTTGTACATAAGCTTCTACGTCTTGGTCTTCCATGTTACCAACGTAGACTTTAAATACTCTTCTTTCAGGAGCTCTAGAAGTTCTATATATTAACATAGCGTCTTCTGCTAGAAGTAATTGTTTCCATATACGTCTAGATTTTTCTAACATAGAAGTCCCATAAGGAAGTCTTCTATCATCAGCAAGTAAACGAAAATGTGCTACTTCCCAGGTATTGAATTCCATATTTTTATTCTTCCATATAAATTTAACTTCTCTCTCTTCAGATTCAGTATGGTTAGTTTGGTAAGTGTTCATACCTTTTTCAATTCTCTCAATTTCAATGTTAGGTAATTGACTTGCTCCCACAATACCTTTTTCGGGGTCAATTTTAAGATAAACAAAATTATCACCGTATTTACATGTGTTTCTTACCCACATTGGTAAGTTAGATTCTATGTCTAAAACGTTATTAAATAAATCGCCTAGTATAGCTTTTATTCTTTTAGATTCTGAATATATGTTCAACATGTAACCTCTTTCAGAAATGGTACAAGCTTCTTCAGATACAATATCTAAAGCTGCTGAAATTTCTGGAGTAAACTCCATAGATTCATAATCATAATAAGAAGCTAATCTAGTAGGTTCATAATAAACTGCCTGAGAATAAAGTTGTGATTCTATTTTCTGCCATTGATTAGCTAAATACTGACCTTGTTGTAGTTCTAATTTAGTACGGTCATAATCAGCTTTAGATGTAGTTTTTAAAATATCTTTTTTATCAAAACTATAACTACGTTTAGGTGCCTGAGGTCCCTCAGCACCAAAAAGGTTAGTTAACCTTTGAAAAATTGTCATATTGTTTTCTGCCATAACTTCTTAAACTTAATCAAATATTAATTCATGTAAATAATTAAATAACATAATTACAATCTACGTAAGCGGCTATACCATTATAGGGTCCTTCTTTACATTGGCCCCCACTAACATAAGTCACACAATTATCTACTATCTGACCTGAACACTTTTCACAACAAATCACACTTTTTTTTTGTTTATCTAAAACATCATTTTTAACAAAATAATCGGGAGGTGTTGGTGACCAAGTGTAGATGGTAGTTCCCAGTACTTGTCTGAGTTGTTTACCACTTTTAAATCTTCCACCTGACCCAAATCCGGGGTTTTTTATTTTAGCCATTTTATTTTATTTTAATCCAGTATATAACCATAAATAGTCTTTAGGGTCATTAGAAGAAGGTGGTAATGGATTACTTCTCGCTCTACCTGGTTGAAATACTGGTTTTCCTTTTGTGGTGTTGAATTTTCTTTCGTCAGTAACCCAGGCATCTATCATTGCTTTTGCTTGTGCTACATTCTTTTTTAATTGGGTAAATGAATTTTGAGCCACATAAAGTGCCATAGCTAAAGACATGATTAAATCATCGTGATGACCTTTCATGTGGTCGGGCCTACCGTTTATGTAGACAAAAGTTTTTAATTCATTCATCAATCTTTGCGACCTTATTTTAAAACCTGTCCTTAATTGTTCTTCTAAAGCTTG